TCGTCCATGATCATCTGGTTCGTGTTCAGCATGAACAGCGCCTTGGACGCGCGCTTGTTCAAATCCTGCTGGATGTCGCGCACCCGGCGGATCACGCCGTAGGGCATGCGGTCACGGTTGCGGCGGTAGCACCACACCGGTGTCAGCGAAAAACTTCCGTGGCGGTACAGGCTGCGGCCGTAGCCCAGCATGTCGGTTTCCGTGAACACCGCCACGTGCATCACCAGCATGGTCCGGTCCACCAGCGTGGCCTTGGAAGCGGCCAGGTTGCCAGCCATCACGTCGTCGCGCTCGTCAAAGATCGCGCCCTGCATCGGGCCGGAGTCCACTACCTTGACCGTCGCAGGCTTGCGGTATTGACACTCGATCAGGCGCACCTTGCGCCGCTTCGCATCCACCGTCATGCCGCTGCCATGGGCGTAGATCACGCCCGAGCGGTTCGTGCCGCCGAATGGGTCGATCGCGTCGTACCAGGACTCTTCCTCAAACGCGCCGCCGGTGCGCTGCGTGGCCTCTTCCACCGCGGCGCGGATCTTCGCTGCCCGGTCCGGGAACATCATCACGGCGATGTCTTCATCCACCCAGCGCCAGCGGAACAGGTAGCGGGCATCGCTCAGGTCCAGCTCATACGAATCGCTGTCATGCAGCACGTTGCGCCAGTCCTCGTACTTCGAATACAGCACATCCTTTGTCGGGTCGTCTCGGGCGCCGTCGTCAATCCAGCCCAGGCCGCCCTTGATCGCATCGGAGAAAGCGCGCGAGCGCAGGAACACCACCTTGTTGACGTCCGCGATGAACTTCATCACCTTGGTCTTGACGTCGGCCATCGGCACGTCGTCCTCGGTGCGCGGCAACACCTTCCAGTCCACGCGCGTGCGGCGCTCCGTGCCGATCAGCCAGTCGCACATCGGCGCGACCTCGTTGTAGACCAGCGGCATCTGACCCCGATCGCGCAGCGCCTGGGCGTCTTCCGGGTACCACTGCAGGTTGTCGTAAAAGTCGTGGTCCGTCGCCATTTCCAGGCGGTTGGTCGCCTGCTTGTCCTTCTCGTAGTAGAACCACTCCAGCAGGCGGCGCAACTCGTCGCGGGCCTCCTGGCTGTCCATCGGATGCGAAGAGCCGACCACCAGCTCGGTGCTGGTCTTGGTGTCAACGGCGTGGGCATCGAAATACTGGTCGCCTGGCGCGCGGCCACGCTTGACCGTCACGTCAAAGTCATCCATAGATCGCGCCCTCTTTTTCAATGCGGATGTCTTCGCCAGCGATGATTTTTCCGCCCTCTTTCAGGATCATCTGGCCCACCGCACCCTTGAGGTACTCGGGCTCTGGCGCGCTGGGCATGCGGATCAAGTCCGGCAGGCCCTCGTGGATGATCTTGGCGATGCGGAACCAGTTCGGCCGGCTGGGCTCGATGCCAAGCACGTCGCAGGCCTTCATGGCGCGGCGCTGCAGCTCGTTGGGGTTGTCGTACTCGAAGCTGGCCGACTCCATGACGATGTACCAGGGGGCCCCTGGCCGGTTCGCGGGGATCAGGACCATGGCGCGTTGGTCATTGACCCAGGTGAACACAGCGTAGATGTCGCCATGGCGCCGGGTCAGGTGGGCTTTTGCGGTGTCGATGGTTGCGGACATAGTGCCCGCGAAGTTGCCATGCTTGCCACGGAGAGTGGAAACTACTCGCGGAACGCGGTCAGCACCGCCTCAATCGCAGCAATTCGCCCGGTCTGGTCGAGGTGCTTCCACAGCGTTTTGCCGGCGTGGTCCGATCGCAGGAACTCCACCGCGTCGGCGTGGAACTGCTCCATTTCTGCCTGCTCCAACTTGGCGTAGCTGATCGATCGAGGCACCGGGAAAACGCCACCTTTCGGCCCTGGGTACCAGTCACAGAACCCGGCGCCCACCTTGAGCCAGTCGCGGAAGCCTTCGAAGTTGTCGAACCGTTCCTGCGACTCGAACAGGCGCGTCTCCAGCGCCATGTGCTTGCGGTGATACCAGCCCAGGCGCTGCTGGTGGGTCTTGATCTCCACCATTTCCCCGGGCTCCAGCCGCAGCAAGCCATTCCACAGCCGGCGCCACTGCTTGCGCCCGCGCTCTCCCAGGCCATCGATCATGCCGAAGATCACGCGCCTGGCCGCGGCCTTGTCCTCTTCGGACACCGCCATGTCGTGCTGCCTCACCAGGATGATGTCGGCCACGATCAGACCGCCATCCCAGAGGTAGGCCGGCGGCGCCAGCCAGCGCCGTCGCGCTTCACGGCGCCAGAGCCCGGCCGCATGTGGTCCTCGGCAACGATCGCCATCAGGCCATAGCTGTCAGCGCCGTGCGATGCCCAGTCGTGCTCGGGGCCCAGACCGATGTCGCGCTCATCGTCCCATTTCTCGTGATACCAGCCCAGCGCCTCGACACCCGGCCCCGTGGTTGCCTCGTTCATCCAGACCGATGGGAAGATGCGGCGCGCGGCGTTGATCCGTGCGATCGCAGCGCCACGGCCCTGGTTCGGCACCACCTCGACGGAATACTTTGCGGCCTCGAACGCCGACTGGTAGCTCACGTCATACACCTTGTCGTGTGTCGCGCCGTCATGCGGGAGCCAGATGCCGGTGTTTTTTTCGTCGTAGCCGTGCTCACGCATCCAGTTCAGGTGATAACCAACCTCCTGTCCCACCGCCTCGTAGTAGTCCAGCACGCGAACCTCTTTGCCGATGAACTGCGCGCCCCACATCGTGAACGCATCCGATCGCGCACCGGTGCCGCCGATGTCAACGAACAGGCGCCGCTTGATCAGCGGGTCCGCAGGCACACGTCCAAGGCGACCGCTGGCCTTGAGCGCAGTCAGTTGCTTGGTGAAGTAGGCGCCCTTCACGGCGCTGGCGTAGGCCCCTTCCCAGACGTGCTCGTAGCCGTCCGGGTCGGATTCCTTCCATCGCAGGCGCTGGCGCTCCAGGATGGCGGGGAAGCGCGGGTTGTCGCGCCAGTTCAGCTCGACAACCTTGAACCGCGGGTCCTTGGTCTGGCGGAACCGGCGATCCGTCGCGCTGCTCTTCCTGGCCGGGTTCCACGTCACCCAGAGTTCGCTGTCTTCCTGGCGCAGCGTGGGGATCACGATGTCCCAGGCCTTGTCCGTGATCGGCTCGGCCTCGTCGGCCCACAGCAGCAGGATCTTCGACTTGGATTTGAGCGACAAGATCGTGCGCTTGTCCATGCCAGAGAACTTGTAGCTGATCCGCCTGCTCTTGGTGCGGATGTACTTCTCACCGATGTCGAAGTGGTCGCGCAGCCAGGGCGCGGACTCGATGGCGGCCTTTACCTCAGCCATGGAAGAGTCGTCGATTGAGTTCAGGTACTCGCGCCCGCAGACGATCACACCCTCGCGCCCGGCCTGGTCCCACATGTAGGCCCGGACAGCCGTCATCTTGGCGAAACTCATTGTTTTGGCGCTGCCCCGCCCGCCGTAGGCGCCGCGCACATCGGCAGAGCCGCTGAACACAGGGATCAGCTTCGGCGGCAGGGCAACGTCAGCGGTCGCAACCGTCATTGAAACCCTTGAATGGTTTTCCACTCCTGCCAGGCTTGGTCTGGCGTGTAGCCGTAGCCGATGAAGCGCGAGCGCGGCGTGCAGCACTCCCAGATGCCGTAGCGCACGCGCAGGCGCGGTTTTCTGTAGATCGAAACCATGGTCACAGGTCCCACTTGCGCGTCGAGCGGCGGGCCTTGAGCTCGGCCGCCATGATGAACGCGGCCGTGATGAAGCCACCGACCAGGTAGCCAAGCAGACCGCCAACGACAAAGCCCCGAAGCCATTCGGTCATGCGACACCGCCGATCTTGCAAGCAGGGCTTACAGGTTGCGCGGCCTCGGTCGGTTTCGGGTAGCCGCGAGCAGACTCACACCCGCACACCGGGCAACTGACTTTCTGCCAGCCCAGCAGGGCGAGATTGGCAGCATCTTCAGATCGATCTTCCTGGCGCTTCGCGTCCGCCAAACCGGCGTCGTACCCGGCGAGAAAGTCCGGGCGCAGCTTCTGCTCCTTCTGAGGCTGGCCGTTCAGCTCCCGCAGCAGTTGCTCGGCCCGCTCGACCAGCGTGTAGCGGTTTTCCGGGTGCGTGTTGCGCATCAGGTGGTTGATGTCCGCATCGGTCAGGCCGTTCCACGCGGCGGCGGCCGGCTGCAGCGCCTGGCGCAGATCCAGCAAGTCGCGGTAGGTCGGCGTTTGGTAATCCTCGCGGCAGCGCCGCATCAGCTCGTCAAGGGCTTGCATCGGTCAATCTCCTTTGGTGGGGTTTTCAGGCTGCAGCGCAACCAGCCGGACCTCGCCCACCAGGGCGGCCGGCTTCTGCGCGTTGTCTTTCTCGTACAGGCCCAGGTGTTTCATGGCCTTTTCCAGCGCGGTGTTCTTGTCCCAGAACTTGTATTCAATCCGGCCGTATTCGTCGATCTTGAAGCTGGCCACGGCCGCGCGCGTCACGGCGTCCAACTCGTGCGGCAGCTTCACCTTGCCGTCTGTGGTCATGATCCCGGCGATGTCGGAGTGCGCCAGTTTTGCGACTTCGGCGAGGATCTTTCCAGCGTCCAAACCCGCATGCATAGCACCCTCGGCCTGAATCTTGCTTACCCGTTGTGAAATGTTAGGACGCGCTAACATCTTTGCAGCCTCGACCCTGACAGACTCGTCTTTCCATGCGGTGGCCTTGGGGTAGGCAGCGCGGTAGGCATCAACACCAGCGCGGCCGGCGCCGACTCCCTGGGCGAACTTCTCCTGCTGCGGCGTCAGGCCGTGCTCGTTCTTGGCGCTCAAGATCGAACCTCTTGAATCTCGATGCCGTGAACCCACAGCATCAGCTTGCGTTTCAGGCGGAATTCCGGGGTCACCGCGCCCTTCACATCCTCTACGATCGTTGTCCCGGCCTTGTCCACATAGACGAAATCCGCCAGGTAGTGGGTCGGTCGTTCTTTCCCACCCTTGGGCTTCTTGAGCGCGGGGATCAGCTCGAAAGGCACCTGCAGTTGCAGATCGCGGATCTCCTTGGCCTTCTGCAGCATCACGAGGTAGCACCAGCGCTTGTGTTCGGCCTTCGAATCGAACGTGATGCCCTGGTCGACAACCTTCTGGTTTCCGTACTTCTGACCCCGGCGCTGCTTCTCGGCGGGGTTGTCGCGCATCGTGGTCATGGACGGCTGAGCAGCGGCGCGGGTCTGGATGTCGCGCAGCTCGGCGATGCTCATGCGGTTGGTGGCGCTGGCGCTCATGCTTGGGCCTCAAACAGGTCCCGCGTCTTCGCGTCACGCTTCGCGGTGCTGGTGTGGGCGGGCTTGCCGCGGCCTGGCACAAAACGCACGGCGTGCCCCTTGCGCTTGAGCACGGCCGATGTCACGGCGTGCTTGCGGGCACAGGTGGGCCCCACGGGGCGCGTGCCGATGTAGGCCGCGGGGTTAAGCGTCACGCGGCCACAGAAGCAGCAGCGGATGTGTGGGGTTGTGGTCATTCATGCCCCCCACTCATGGCCCACTGCTTGGCCTTCTCCAGCAGGAAAACAGCCTCGGCACACGTCATCCGAGACGACCGCACGTACAGCGCCCCGTCAGCGTCGTAGCCAACAACCAGCACATCGGACAACGACACCTCCAGGCCAAGCGCACTCTGCAGCGCCTGCTCGGCCGTGAAGTTGGTCGAGGCTGGCAACGCAATCACATTGGCGTTGTTCATCGCGGAGCCTCCCCCAGCGCCTGGCGGGCAAACAGCAGGACGATGGGGCGGACCTTGTACCCGGCTGCGTGGCGGGAAACGTGGCCTTTCGCCCAGGCCTTCGGGTCGAGTGCCCCGGACACGGGCATGCGCTTGGCTTTGTCCAGGTGCCCCAGCTTGGCCAACTCGGCCTTGATTCGCTCGGGGTCCGCCGGCGGCTCTGGCAATTGCGGCGCGGCTTCCGCGGGCGCCTGACGGCACAGGTTGCGGAACTGGATCATGTTCGGCGCACGGTCGGGCAGGTTGTCCAGCGCCCAGGCAATGCGGCGCATGCCGGGGGCGCTGTCACCGAACGCGGAGAGCTCGTGGCACCACGCGGTTTTCACGTCGCCGGGATCGAGGTCGGCGTACAGGTCGGCGAACTGGCGCCCGTAGGCGGCGAGCAATCGGGCAAAGATTCGGTCAATGGCGGGCAATGGCAGGGGCATGCGGGGCCTCCATGTCGATGGTCAAAGGGGTAGGTGCGGCAGGGGTGTTTGAACGCCTGGCGATGCTTGGGGCAAGCCCTTCGACCGTTTCGCGCATCTTTCGGGCGTGGGCTGTCTCGCTAGGCTGTGCCGCGGTGGGCATGGCCATCGGTGTTGCCCGGGTTCGTGCGGCATCGGCCATCTGCCCCTTCACGGCGGCGATCACGTAGGCGAACGAAGCCTTGTCATCGGCAGCGGCTTTGATGGCGGCCTGCCTGAAAAGCTCGGGAGTTGCACCCTGCTCGACCAGGGCGTCGAGATCCGGGTGAGCGGCGTTAACACTGGCAATGCCGGCCTCTCGCATCGCCATGCAGCACAGGACTGCGGGCCTCGGGGGCGGGCTTTCTCGCGCGCTCCCTCTCTCATCTTTAGCTACATCTGCTTGTATACCAATACCTGTTGGTGATGGTGATGGTGAAGGGCATGGGTTAAGCATTGCTTGTGCATTGCTTGATGCATGCTCAGAGCATGCTTGTTGCATGCCTGCGGCTGGTGCTTTAGCACCCCATCGAGCATTGGCGGCCTTGACTGCACGAGCGTGGGCTTTCTCGGCAAAGATGCCGGCCTGCTTGAGTTCCTTGTCGGCGCGCGAGTGGATCCAAAGCCCACCGTCTGCATCAAAGAAGCGCAGCAGCTTCGGACGCAACTTCTTCCACTCTGCGGGGGTCGCCTTGGCGATCGTGGCCAGATCCTCGTCGTCGTCGTCCAGCGGACCTTTGTTGCGCCAGTAGGCGAACAACAACAACAGGTAGGCGCCGTGTTGGGTCGCATTCAGCGTCATCGTGTCAGCCAGGTAGTCGCCTATCCAAAGCGGCATCCAGGCGTCTGTTTTTTTGGCGGTGCTCATGCTTTCACCGCGCGCCCCTGCCAGCCACATACTCCGGCTTGAAGGCGCCATTGGAAGACGCGGCGCGCGTGGCCGTGCCAGCGAACTGGATGATGTCGCGGGCAATGGCCATGCGGGTGATGGATCCCCATGCACGCTTCTCGGGCGGTGTTGGCACCTGGGCGGCGATGGCCATGCGCGCGCACTCGATCGTGAACGGAGCGCTGGCGCCCTGGGCGTAGCCCCTGAGCGCTTCCAGCGCCTTGTGCGTCCAGCCGGTGGTGTCGCGCTCGGCGTGCGTCCGCGCAGAGTTCATGCCGCACTCAGCTCGAGCCATGGCCCGGCTCAGCTCAAACGAGGTTTGTTGCATGGTCGATCCCCTTTTCTGTGGCCTGGTACCGCTGGTACCGGCAGTTGCGGCCATCGTCGGCCGTGGACTCGATGTGATCCTGCGATTTCAGGTAGATCAGCGCCCAGCTCACAGCCTTGGTGGTCTGGCCGCTCTGCTGCACGATCTGCCCATGGGTCAGCCAGATCCCATAGCGTTGCGCCAGCAGACGCAACACGATGTCGGTCGCTGACCCTGGGCGGATCACGCCGGCCGGGCGCGGGTTGTAGCGCGGGATGTTGGGCGAATGGGGCCTTGCGGCGGCCATCCTGAAGATCTGGTCGGCGACCCAGCGCGTGCTGCTCATGAGGCACGGCTCCCTGAGCTGGGATGTTTCACGGATATTCCTCCGATTGCATTCGACAGGCAGCGCGTGCCATCCTTCTGGCCATGGGCAACTCACCGAACAACTGGCGCTCCAGCACCTGGCGCACATACTCCGACTTGGGAACGCCGGCCAGCGAAGCCATGACGATCACGGCCTCCTCCAGCTCTTCCGAAACCGGAACATCCAGCCGACGCACCAGCTTGCCGGTCGAGCAACTGGTGCCCGAGCGAGACAGCAGCGTGTCCGCACCCTCCGCGGGACAAGCCATGTCAGCCCCCTATGGTTGCAACGGCTTCGGTCGTGGCACGGGCTTGGCGCTTGCGCTTGGGGCGCTCCACGTCAGGCCATCGGCAGTGCTGTTCGTGATAGCGCAGGGCCTGCAGCAGCGGGATCACGGTCTGCAGGCGTGGGTTTTCGGTCACGCCCTGGTGAATCTTCGCCAGCGTGTCGTACGGGATCTTGGTGACCAGCACGAGCGTCCTGCGCGCGCCACTGGTTTCATCCAGCCGCTTACGCACATAACTCATGATCTCAGGGGCGGTGTAGTTGATGTCCATGGGTGGTGCTCCTTGTAGCGAAAGTATAAGCCTTAAACGGCTGTAACAAAAGCACAAACGGTTTATTCTGTGTGAGAGCATCCAAAAATGGCAAAACAAAGAATTTCAACGGTGTCCCCGATCGGGGACAACATCGCGCGATTGATGGAGGAGCACCCACACATCAAGACCCAGACAGCACTGGCAGCAGAAACCGGCATCGCTCAAAGCACCATCGGCCGAATCATCCGCAAGGAGGCAGTTCCTGGCGCTGAGAACGTCCAGAAAATCGCAGCAGCGCTGGGTGCTACCATTCAAGCCATCTACGGAGACGCGGGTCCGGGGGATGGTGTTGTGAAAAATCATCGGCCCATCCTGACGTGGGAACACCGGGATGAACTCCCGCCAGGAGAATTCGCGCTGATCCGGCGCCTGGGTGTTCGACTTTCCGCCGGCAATGGAAGCGAGAACATTGAAGTGACGATCGACAACGAGCACCAGCCGCAGGCCTTTCGGGCCGACTGGATCCGCAAGATGGGGCTCAAGCCCAGCATGCTCGCAAGCCTGTCCGCCGATGGCCACAGCATGGAGCCGCGCATCCAGCACGGAGACGCCCTGGTGATTGACATCAGCCAGACCCAAGTGCAGGACGGCAAGGTGTACGCCTTGTGGTACGACGGTGGCGAGCGCGTCAAGCGCCTGTACCGCCTGCCCGGCGGCGGCCTGCGCATCGCGTCCGACAACCCCAGCTACACACCCATCGACCTGCAGCCCGAGTACACCGCTCACGTGCGCGTGCTCGGCCGCGTGGTGCACGTGTCGGGCGAAGGCGGCCTGTGATGAAGCCCTATCGGCGGATCACCCTGGTCAATGTCGCCGTGCTGGTGGCCTTGTGCGCCGCAGGCCTGGCGGCATCCGTTTGGTGGGAGCAGCGCCAGGCACCAGCGGCAGCAGCGACAAGGCAGCATGTCGGCGAAATCGTGCAGCCCGTGTTTCGAGAAATGGTCACGCCACACGGCAACCTGCTGGAGGTGCGCGTGCCCGTCGACCCCCTGCAGATCGGCGTAAGCAGCATCCAGATCTGCTACGTCTGGCGTGATGCATCAACGGGCGGGGCGTCCCTGTCCTGCCCGGGCGGCGAGCTGCTACCCCAGACATCATCCTTCTGAGCCGTTGACGCACACCAGAAAAGCCGCCTACGGGCGGCTTTTTGTTGCCGTGTCACAACTTGATACCTCAAAGCCTTAAAAGGCTTGACGTGTTATCCGTTTGCGGCTTACTATTTGTATGCGTAAACGGCTTAATACTCTCAAAGGAGAACTTCATGAACGAAACCTACGGACAGCACGAGGCGCGAGCACTTCGGGAAACCATCGCCAGCATGGCGGCGATCATTGACGACAAGCAGGTGGTGCAGGTCAGCGTGCGCATGGTCTACGGCGTGCCGTCGATCTACCCGGTGAACGAGGCGGCCAAGATCTTCGCGGCCATCGCGGGAACCAAGACGATCCAGACCCAGACCCTGGCCAAGGCCAAGGCGCTGGGCTACCGTATCGAGCAGGTTGCCGACGTTGGCCAGCAGATCGCGTACTACCCTGCCCTGGCGGCGCTGGTGTCCGCATGCTGAACCCGCAATTCATCCTCCCCATCGCCGCCGAACTGGTGGTCGACCTGTTCGCAGGCGGTGGCGGCGACAGCACCG